TCCTGAAGTTGTAACAGTTCCGTCTACTGTAATAGAGTTACCACCATCTTGAATATTAACTGCGGCAGCACCTGCTGCGTTGTTTATCGTAACGTCACCAATGTCTACACCTGGTTGAGTCTGAAGTGCTGATGTTGCTGCACCAGTAGGAAGTACGGAGGTCTTTACATTGACAAAAGCACCATTAGTTGCATCACCTCTTGTTCTGTCCCAAGTAGTGCCGTTAAAAACATATCCATTAGAAACTGTTTCAAGAACACCTTTTGCGTGGGCTGTCTGAGCATCAGCGTTCAATCCTTGTTGTTTTAATCTGTCCCATACCGCACCAGTGCCGTCCCAACCCATTAAATAAGTACCCACACCTGGAACAGTAGGATTAGCTGTTGTGTCTGCAAGGGCTGCAGCGGCTGGTAATTCAGTATCGGCTGTAACAGTACCAGAAACAGGTTGAGTGGTTGCCGACCCATCAGTAAGAATAGGAGTCATAAGTGCTTTACCCTGAACTGTAATAACATCTGCTGAAGCTGTTCCTGCCGTACCTATTGCTGGTTGTTTGGCAGCAGTAGATGCACCAGTAGGTAGTGCTGAACTAGAAACAACTACTGCTCCAGTGTTTACTGCAGTAATCTTACCGTCTATAGAAGCCAATGAGGTGTCACCAGTTGTATTTTTAACTAAAGCTTCGCCCGATGAGTTGACTATAAGTTTGTTGGTACTATCTAAAGTACCGTCCATGATTTTTCCAAAACCGACCTTAACTGTACCTAAAGTACCATCAACTACTTCGTCCATACCGAACGTAGCACCTGAACCTGGGGTTGCTGCAAAATTATCTGCCATATCTCTATTCTACCTTATTGTGGGATTAAATTATTAAAAAACATTGGGAAATAGTAATGTGGTGTTACTGGTGCAGCAGGTTCTGGGACGTTTACTAATGCTAGATTACCCGACAGTAAATCAATTAAAAACTTTAGAGCCATTATACGAACCTCACATCTGTTAAATTATTACTTGCATCATATGCCAGTGTTAGTGTTCCAACGGTTGCATTTGACTTTTTTACCGTTCCAGTTTGATAATTACCATTTCCATCTGCGTTTGAAAAACTGATTTGGTCGAATCGAACAGGAATTAAACCACTAGATACTGGTACTGAACCATCTCTAAGTGTAACAAAGGCCGGTATTCCAGCACTGTCTGCGTATGGAGTTGCGCGTCCACCTCCACCACCTCCACTTGACACGGGTTTATCTACGAGTTCTTTAAGAAGTTTGTTAGATTTCTTTATTAGTTCTTCTACGCCACTATTATCGGTCTTATATTCAGGTATAACTATTTTACTAACGGCATCAACTATATCTTTAAGACCGGATTGTAGTGGTTTTAAGTCAGGGGCATCAACATGAACATTTGCTTCAGGAACATTGACAATAGGAGCTTCAGCTATTAGTTTCTGTTGTTTGACTACCTTTTCAACCGCTTTAATGGCATCAGAGAGTGAAGATAGTTGTTTTGTATAGTCAATAAACTGTTCTTCTTTTTCTTTTGGAAGTTCTTTAGGTATCTTTTTGGCTTCATCTAAAATACTCTTCATTACTGAAGTTATTTCAGTTAAGTCAGTATTTTCATGTTTTTGGAGTGTTTTGTCTAATTTCTCTAAAAAAGGAATCACTCTAAGCGCATCTGGGGTGTTTATACTCTTAAGTTGATTAACTACTAAGGTTTTAGAAGTATGACCTTCTAGATACTTAATCAATGACATGGTTGCCGATAACACTGTATCAGATAAAGACGTCGATGTTAAAAGCAGTTCTTGATGGCGCTTGTCCAAAAGTGCTTTATCGGCATTCATATTATTGATTGATTTTAAGTTCGTTAAGTCCATATTTCTCCGTGGGGTTAAGACATTATTGTCCTAACCCCTATAACTTTATCTATAGCTTACTGTTATATCACTGGCCGCGGCCGTAACTATTGTTAGACCTATACCAAAGGCTAAATCATTATAGTTAAAGGTTGAACCAATAGCAGGCGATGCTGCTATAGTTCCAATCTTTGCACCCGTGCCAGTAAGACTATCATAAATAGTGATAGTTCCTGCAGCTGTAGTGTTTATAGTGATTGAACTGAGTATACCAGCTCCAGTCTTGACTAAAGTCGTAGTAGCTGTTGAGATGTTTGAGTACTGTTTAATAGTATTCATCTATACTCCTTAAGCTGCTACAAATATGCCTGTTTGAGACACTGTTACCCAGTTTGTGCCATCAGCGACTAGTGTTACAGAGTCACCAACAACCGCAGTAGCCTGAGTGTTAGTTAGAGTAGTACCGCTTGTTGCTGTACCCGTTGCTGAAGTCTTAACCTTGATAGTACCACCAGTGACCGTAAAGCCAGCAGTTGTACTAGCGGTAACAAAAGTATATGTTAAACCAGACACGTTAGTTGGTAGTGTCCATGATGGACTACCACTTGTTGAACGGTTAATCAATACACTTCCCGATGAAGCGGCTGTTAAAACTACAGTAGCACCAACTAGTGCACTTTGTGCGACTGTTCGGCTTACTGCACCTGAAGAACCACCAGTAGTTACTATTGCACCACTGAATGTATTTGTTCCTGAGAACGTATTGTTTCCTATTGCTGTATTGTCTCGTTGAAGTACGAATTTTGGCATTTTATTGCTCTTTCTTAAGTTAAAATTCGGGGGTTTTGTTCCGTAACATTCAGGTTTTTACAAACAATGTTATCGTGGAATAGTTCCCTTACTAATTGATATTATATACTAAGCTGCGCGAGCGAATGTAGAACTTGCACCACCAAGGTCAAGTCGAGCAATTGCCCAACCACCAGCGACAGTACCGTCAGCAATAAGCTGAATGTAACTACCCACTGGTGCACTAGTGAATATTACGGCCTTGTTGTCTGCAGCAGTAATCTGAGCACCGTAAATGTTGTCAGATGCGTTTGGAGCAACTGTAACGGTGATACCATCAGCACCAACACGAATTACTGGTGCAATACCAACAACTGTAGCTGGAAGTGTAATAGTAGCTGTAGCTGTGACGTTAATTACTGTACCAGAGTCAGCTGGAAGTACTGTGTACGCACCTGACTTGGTAATGAACTCGTTGTATCCGAATGCACTCATATTGATTTGAGCCATTATTTATCTCCTTCTTTTTTAGCTTTTGCATTTGCTTTTGCTAATTTTTGTTTTTGATATTCCTGTTCAGCTATTTGGTCATTAAGTCGTTGTTGAGTAATACGTGTAGCATCATCTTCTACTTCTTGTAACCATGCGGATTTAGGCATATATCATCTCCCTTTTATTTAGTATTAAACAGTCTTGTGAATAGCAAGAGTAAAAATCTTGTTAAGGTCAAAGAATGCGTCGTAACGTATGCGGAACTCAATCAAGTAACCGTTGATACCAGGAGCGTTCTTGTGAACCATGTAGTCACGAAGTTTTTCTGGAGCAACTAGGTTAGATGGGTGAGTAATGATTAGGTCGGTGTTAGAAGGCATGCGACCTGAAGGACAGATAACGATTTGTACACCGTCAACTGAACCTAAGTCACCTGAATCTAATTTCTTCTGACCTGAATCGCTATCAGTAACAAAACCACCCTGCTTAAGCAAGTTGTAGTATGTAGCAGTCATTACAGCAACGCGACCATCTTCGGTACCTTCGTTGTTAGTAATGTCGGCGTTCAAAGTCAAGAAGTTAGTGTAAGCGTTTGATGCAGTAGATGCACCAGCGGTTACAATAGCGTTTCGAGCTGTGATAGTACCATAGTTACCACCGTTTGTTAGTGCACCAGCAGTTGCTAGAGCAGCTAGGCGATATGTGTCAATTTCAGGGACTAGAACGTTCTTAGTAGCTTGAGCTAGGAATTTAGCTGGCTTGCGAACTTCCATTGTGTCCTGATAGTTAAGCATGTCAATAGTGTTAGTCCATGAACGGTCACGTGAAAGTGTGAAAGTCTGAACAGTATCTTGTACTTCGTTTGGTGAACCGTATCGGTTAGCACCGTTTGAAGTATAGTTGTTCATTGTTGGGTCAGTAAGAGTCCAAACTTTGATAGCGTTAGTGCCGTCCCAACTCCAATCCTGATTGACGATTGAAGAAGTTTTTGCTTTTGCTTTCAAAAGTTCTGAAGTCTTGTCTTGAAACTTGGTTGCTAGGTTAATAGCCATTATTTTGTCCTTTTGATTCTACCACTTGTTAGCTTCCTCATCGAAAGCTGCTAAGTCTGGGTCAACTTTGGCTTCTTTTGGAGCCTTAGATGGTGGAGTAATTATTTTAGATTGCTCTTTACTTTTACTTACCTTTTTATTGGCTTCATGAATACCAACAAGTCGACTTATAGAGTCTGCTTTATTTTGTAAATATGAATACAAATCTCCACGTATTTCACTAGGGTTTCCAAAGTCATCAATTGTAACACTGAGAGCTTGGAACGCATCAATTGCTGCATCTACCTCTGCCTTAATTGCTGGGTCCGTGCTATTAAGAATATCGAAATCCTTTATAGCCTTTTCGTAACCATTTGTTAATTTATTGGTGTTGCCTTCAACTTTCGTGTTGTACGCTTCCACTTGTAGTTGTCTGAGAGCTAAATCACGGTCATCTTCAGCTTGACTAAGGTAGTCCTGTTGTCTATCTGTTTGATTCTGGTCCTTTGCTCTTTTTTCTTGGATTCGCCGTTCAGCCATTTCTCGATTAAAGGCTTTT